GTGCTTGTTAGGATAAGTGTGTAGCTTGTCGTAGCTGTCAGATATACCTCAAGGAATCCAGTTGCATTTACGCGAATGTCGATACCACCAGCGGAGCCAGAGGTTGACCTGCTTAGAAGCACCTGAATAGTTGATACAGATGTCAGGTTCACCCACCCCATCACACAGAAGTCACCCGTACCAAAATCCAGGTTCGCGTTGTACGGCTGCTCAAGGTAGTTAGATGCACTGAACCCGCTGTAAGCCACCAGCCCTGCTCCACTCGCCACGGCAGTCTTGGTCAGGGAGCCATTCGGCACCAAGCCGGTGTTCTTCACGCTGCGGTCTGGGTCGGCTAGTTTGACCGATACCCCACTCATTACAAATCCAGATGCCAGTGTGACATTCACAAAACCGATACTTGATGTTGTGCTTGTTGCTACAAAATTGGGTGTGTATGTCGTGCCTACAACGCTGGATATGGGTGTGATTAATTCAGACCCCCCCATAGCCGCTGCGCTTCGGACATAGACCCCCACACCACCACTGGTAACAGAGTCATTCTTGAAGGTTATTAGGTACGTTTTCCCTACGACGGTAGTTAAATTTACATATACGCGAGTTTGCGTTGTACCAGCTACGGCTGTAAAACCAGATGCCGTGACACCGGAAACCGTGTTGTCAAATGTAGCTACTGTTGCGTATGTCGCAGTAGCAAGTTCACCGCTGGCTGTGATCGTCTCAGCCGTGGTGTCTGCTAGGTATGCGCCGCGAATATCGCCGGGGAGCCAGCCGCTGTTGTAGGCGTTGGTGATGTAGGACACCATGCCTTTTGCTTGTACCGCTGGATTCTCTTTTGTCAGAACTAGAGATGTGCTACCAGCGGTTACAAAATTCAGATTTGCAGGTACACCTTTACCTTTCGTGTCATTAGTATGTGCAGGGATTGTTGCTATGCCGTAGGAATTTGAAGCTACGAATGCAGCACTCAAATAGCTAGGGTATTTGTGAGTACTTAGGTTATTTGAGTACTGACGAAGTAAAGTATTGCCAGAAAAATAGACTGTCGGTGTGGTAGATGATTCTGAACTATTCACCACCGTCCCATCATCCTTAATCACCGACACGCCACTAGCCGTAGCCACAGCAATAGTCGGCACAGGCAGGCCCGTTGCGGGGTCGATTGGGGCGGTGTCTAGGACGGTGATGGCTACGTCGTTGACTACACGGTTTACCAATGCAACGGTAGTGCCGGTGATAATTTCAACCGTTCCACTATTCCTTGCGGCAATGTTTTTGCCGTTGTACTCAGTAGTTGCAGCAACGCGAACATAGCCATAGTCACGTACAAAATCTATATGGCAAAGTGCGCCTACCGCATTTTGACCGACAACAAGATGCCCGTTCATTACAGCCAATGACGAGCATGTCTGTGCTATCAAATTGTGTCCATTGGCAGCAGTAAACACCATCCAAATAGGTGTCCCAACTTGCGTCAGGTCATAGATCACCACCCGACCAGTCTCAGCCACGATAGCCACTTGCTCGGGGAACTCGCGGGCGTTGCCACGGAAGATTTCAGTCTGCGTACTTGCCGAAGTCGGTGTGTAGAACTTACCGTCTGCCGTTGACTGGTATGCACCACCTGTCACCGAGCCACATGCTGCCCAACCGGCAGCGTTTGATGCAGCCTGTCCACCCCATGTGCCGCTGAAGCCTAAAGTCTCGGTGTACCAAGACTTGTCAGTGCAACGCTTGCGCCATGCACCACCATCACTGTCTTTGCCGGTGTCATACAAAATAGCTTTGACGATCGCGCCGAAGTGCATACTGTTGGCAAGAGCCACCAGGGATTCATTGGTGCCAGTACTCATGCCGGTCGCAGTCAGTGTACCGAGTACGGTCAAGTTGCCGCGTACAGTCTCGCTACCTACGGACGATGCACCGCCTACCGTTATATCAGTGCCAATGTTGGCAGTTGTACCCACTGTCAGTGACCCGGTGTTACTCAGGTTGCCCGATACACTCGCGCCACCGTATACGTTCAACCCACTAGCGTCAACTCGAATCTTCTCATTACCTGTCACGAATCCACGGATGGCACCGAGATAGCTACTCACATCGGTCTGCAATCGAAAGCCTGTACCCGTACCCGAGTCGAGCTTCATGTAGGTAGCGCCGGCACCCGCAGTGATCGCACCTGACAACGCACCATTGTTATAGATGCTGATGTTGCCACCGTTATCGCCGTTAACATTGAGTCCGTTACCAGCCGAGGGTGAGTTGATGTTCAGTTCACCAGTAGTCACAGATGATGTGGGTGCACCAGTGGATACCGTCACCCCTGCGATGGCGTTCACTGCACCCCATAGGTCAGTCACACCATCAGCCCTGAGCGTGGTGAACTTCCCAGGGTGTGTAGTGGTAAGACCCACACCACCATTGAAGTCATATGCCCCCACTACACCAGTGTCCGATACTGTTACCACGCTATCCTGTACCGCACGACCTGTGGATGTGTCCCAACGCACAACGGCGTTATCTGTTGATGTGCCAACTGGACCCTTGACATTGATAGCATCGGCTGCAGCAATGGCGTTGAATTCAGCATCAAGTTCAGTACCCTTGATGATCTTGGCGGGGTTTCCAGTCAGCAGGACATCTTTAACTGAGAGATCGGTTATCTTGGTATAGCTCATTTGTATGCACCATCTTTAGTAAAAATGTCCATGCGCTGCACGGAGATAGGGTAGCCAGTTACTTGGCATTCTATGCCGAACTGAATCACTTTACCAGAGCCTGATGCCGGGATGGATGCAGTACGGATGTATCCGCCTCGGGTGTACTCGCCTATACCAAACTCAGCAATAGCGTACTCAGAGATGACCCCCGAGGTGACAGATGAATTGTTCCCACTGATAGTAGCCGGGACATAATCAAACCCCCACTTGAATACCACGCTGCTAGTACTACGTCCAGCGATTGAGGTATTGATTCGCTTGAGAATCGAGGTACGGATAGGATCGCCAAAGTCAATCCAGGGGGAGTAGTACGTCATACGGTATGCCGTACCGTTGTCAGTGTACCCACCATACTTAGCCAACCATCCCGGTTTACCAAGGTATAGGATATTCTCTACCCCATAACAGAAGCATTGTGGTGCGATGTTGTACCAAGTGGTAGCTCTCTGCGCCCCATCTTGCATAGGAGTACGCATATCGAAGCAAAATACCACTGAGTACTCAGTAAATGTCAGCAAGTAAAAGGCATCCACTGGTGAGTAGATTGCCTTGATATTGTTGCTTGATACTGTCTCAGCGACATATGCCTTGATATCATCATTGACAGTACGACTCATGGCGACCAGTGGGGCAGACTTCTCTTGGATCGTTCGAGCCAGGGATTGCAACCCATTGAATGACAGATACACCAAGTCAGACGGTGTATTCTGTACCGTATCTCGACCAGCGCACCCACTGTTACCAATGGCATCGTACAGGGTCATTGTGGATGGGTCTTTGGCACCGGTATAGATCAGGGTTTGCTTACGCCCGAAGATGATCAGTTGGTTATTGTGTGCAGCAAGGGCAACGATTTCATCACCGCCTTGGGGCCATACACCATATAGGTTCAATGACCCGGCAGTGCCTGCTGTCCACTTCTGGAACGTAAGGGTATCAGACCATTGGAGGGTCATGGTATCGGTGTCAGACCTTGCTGACCAGATACGACCATACGCTGCAATGCCGCAGTTGTTCTTACCTAGCGTGCCGGAGTATGTTGCATGTTCAGACACTCGACGGTACTGAGTGGTCGATGTGGCGGGGTCATAGAGCAGGGCATCGTGCCCCTCTTGGAACATGAGTAGCGCACCATTTAGGGTGCACATTTGCCAATTGCTTGCGGTGAGTACCGGGGTTGTTCCACCGCCACCGTAGGTCAACAGTGTCAGGGTAGAGCCTGTGAGTTTGTGCAACCCGTTACCAGCAGCCACAATGATAATGCTGACACCGGCAGCACTGACACACTCGCCAATGGCACCCACATTGGTATCACCCACAGTGGCAGTGGCAGCTACTGTTTCCCAACCCTTACGTGCACCGATACGACCTGACTTGTCAATGATGCAGTTGTTCGCCTCAAGTGCGAACTTCGTATCCATATCAACAGGCGCATCTTGGGTGTTGACGCCAGCGAAGCCGGGGGCAGTTATCGTGAATGTACGTACTGGTTGCATCAGACTGCTTCCCAAACATCGTACTCAGGGGAGCGTGACTGCTCTAGCGCAATGCGGTCGGCCAGGATACCCCGGTAGAGTCCGTATGCCTCACTCGATGACAGTCCGCCATCTTCACCACGCTCTACCAGGGCGCGAGCGAATGCGCCGGCCACCACAGGGTCAGACGGTACAAGGATTACATCAGAGTCATTGACCAGATTGATCTGTGGCACGTTCATGTTAAACATGAGGTTGTACGATGCAGATGGGCTAGGCCAGATGGCTACGATGGCATCAGTACCGTCATTACCGTACCATGAGTACCATGCAGGGGCTGCACTGACTACCGTGGTGGTCATCTGTTCACGGTTAAGCAGGTTAGCGTACCCAACAGCACGTACAGGGTGCTTAAAGCCGGTGCTGATGTTGTTGACAGAATCATTCTTGAAGCGCACACCGGCACCGGAGACTGTGTAGCGTGTAGTGCCGGGGGTGATTGTCAGGGGGATACTGACAGTCAGCGCATCCCATGCCCATGCTTCTTCAACCTGCTTCTTGGCATCGTTAACATAGAGGCCAATCATCTGTGAGTAGGTGGACTGAGCCACGGTGTAAACCTGTTCCTCACGTAGTCGCAAGAGAACTTCATTCACCATCTGCAAAAACGTAGTCATTATTTCTGTTCCTCTGCGTATGGGGAGAATGCCCCTCCGAGCATACCTGCTTCAACACTTAGCGGCATTGCCTTTCGCATCGCTGAAAGTTGATAACTTGGAACCCTACCTTGCAACATCCCTCTCTCTGCGAGCATTGGTGCGACAGTTCGGGCTACAAGTGGGAGTGTTCCAACTAGGGACATACCGCCTGTCACTGGTGCTGCACCTACGCCGGATAAACCTGCCATTAGTTCCCAGCGGCTCGCAGTGGGTAGGTCTGACTTACTAATTGGCTTGGTGACATCTTTGAAGGTATTAGCAAAATTCGCAGCAGTTTCGAGATTTCCCGTTACGAATCGTTTGTCTTTGCCGTACCGACCAACAACAGAAGCCAACTTTTGAGGGTCAATAAGACCATCTGCTAGTCGAGTAGAGTCGATGATGTCAATCTGAGATAGTTGCTTACGAGCATTACGGAATGAGTCAAGAACACCAGTCTTACCTTGGCTCTGTAGAGATTCATCTACCATATCCTCATAGAGGTTTGCCAGCTTTGAGCTAGTCTCGGCCTTAGCTGCTTTACCAGGGTCACCGGTAGTATCTTTATTGAATGTCCTTGCATCCTTACGCAACTGACGAATCTTAGCCATCAGGATAGTAGGCTCTATTGTTGGATTCTGAAGCTGATGGCGAAGTAGCTCAATCGGCTCAGATAGTGCCGCAAATGTTTTTGAGTCTTGTGCGAACTTAGCTTCCATCGGTTGAAGCATATTAGTTATTTCAGTCTGAAACTGTGGTGTGATAGTTACATCCCCACCTAGCGCAGACTCAACAGCACGATAGGGCTTCACTAGTTCACTAGTGCGAGCAGTAATATCAGCATCAGATATTGCACCTTTCGGTAGACCCACATCCTCAGCAATCTTGTTGGTCATAGTCGCACGATTCTTGATTGATAGCGTAGCATCTGCCCCGCCAATCTTGGATAGTGTTTCCGAACCCAATCCGTCTGCTGGTGCGATCAATCCGATAGACTGACCCTGCTTGCGTATCTGGTTGCGTAAGGCATCGTTAGCAGCCTGCGTACTGAGTTCAGCAGCCTTAGCCGCATTCCCTGCTTCCATAGATGCACGTACCTTTGGCGCACCCTTAACACCAAGGAACCCTACACCTTGTAGTGCAGCCTCTTTGATACCTGACTGAGCAATAGGGTTGTCCGTTACCGTCGATGCTAACTTCTGAGCACCTGCTTCAATAACTCCACCGATAGGGGCTAGGATATTCTGCGATACGAACTGACCACCTTGGGTGCGAGGTTCATATGTCAGATTTTTAGCAATATCTTCTTTGAATCCTTGCACATTACCATTCTTTTCGCCAGTGATTAGATCATGGGCAGCAGCACTCATACCCATGATTTCAGATACCGGTTTTGCAATAAACCCAGACCCCATTTGCATAGCGGGTTCTAGGATACTTCCAAAGATATTGGCAATAATTCCTGACTTTTTTGGAGTAGTTACAGGAGTAGCAGGTGTGGCAAGGAAAGCATCAATATCATCATGCTTCAGTGCGACAGGATTATCCAAGAAATCATCAATTGAATCAGTCATTTGATTTCAATTCCGCGTGATTTCATATCTAGCAAAATCGCTCTAGCTTGGTCCCTTGTTATCTTACTGCCGATAGCTGCTTTTACATCCTGTGGGTTACTAAATGAAAAGTTACTAGCAGGAGCTTTCAGTGTAGTATCAAGTGAACTACCCTTGAGATACTTGTTCCGAATCTTATCCAATATCTCTAGGTTGGCCTCTTTGGTCATTCCCTCACCACCGAGCGAACTTAACCATGTCTGGAGTTCAACATTGGAGTTCAGTTGTCCAGCGCCCATACCGGTAGCCTGCTTGATAGCATTCAGCAATTGCAGTCGAGTACTCTTGAGAACATCACGATTGGATTGATTCTCTGTACCAACCATCCGGCCTAGTGCTTGCCCTATACCAGTAGTACTAGCAGATACACCAAGATTACTCAGTACGCCATCTTTAGTAGATGTCATA